CGAAATAAAGAAACTACTTGCCCCCCCCGTCTAAAGGCTTTCACAATATTATTATCAAGCCAGAAGGTTTTTTCTTGAAACCAATCAACCTCACAACCATTATCCTTTAGAAACTGGATATATTCAGGGAAAATCGGCTGCATTTATTATCTCTCCTTCTCTTAAATCAGTCTTAGAACCGGCTGCGGATACGGTGAACAGCAGGTCAGAATTACAGCAAGAGCAAAAGTCATGGCAAAAAGAATAATCCATTTTCCGCCGTTACGATTTCGTACAATCATATATTTCACTCCTTTTAAGACTTCAGCTGATACCAACCTGTTTTTGCTCCGCCGCCTCCGGCTTCTGCTTTTAGCGTTCTGGAAATTGCGGTTCCGTCATAAACACGATTTGCATCACCGTTATATCCATTTATGTAGCCAACCTGTGTTAATTCCGTGTTTTCAATCTGATTTCCAGATGCAGCGAAACCATCATCATCTAATCTGGAAAGCGCTGCTTCAAAAGCGCCGATTCCGGAGAAAAACGAACCAACTGTCATATCTTCGAAAAGATACGGCATAGCAGTTTTCAAATTTACCATAATATAATACAGAACATCAACCACAATACTGTTTCCAGCCTGCTTATACAGCTGACTTTGGCTTCTGTCCTTACCATGATAACAATTTTCATTCATCCCGACTCTTGCTCTTTCATAATCGATATCACGAAATCCCATCAAACGCCAGCATTCTTTTGGTGTCAGCTTTCTGATACGAATTTTTGAATCATTCAACTCCACTACTTGTTCCTCCTGCCATTCTAATATGTAATTATCTTTCTGTACGGTCGTTACTGTATTTGAGCAATAATCTGTTCGGATTCCGTATTGACGCATATTACAGCGGCGTTCTTTTAATTTGCCTGATTCATAAGCTTTTCGAATAGCCTTTGTGTAATCCGTTCTTTCATATCTCAATACGGCTGCTCTTTTTTGCATTCCATCACCCCAGTCATTTGCTGGTTGCCAAAGCCTTTATAGTCCCGTGCAAGAAGCGTTAAGGAAACATCACTGAATCCATCCAATTGCTGTCCCTGTTTACTCAGTTTCACGCCTTGGGCTTTCTGCAACCAAGTCCCAGTCATGCTTTCCGTCTGTCGATCCGCGTCCTCCCGCTCGGATTGTTTTACTGATACTTGTTCGGGGGGGCAAATCTTAAAATAGAGGCTACTTTATCATCTGAAAGATAATATTTTTCATCAACATGATCTTCCAGCATATTCTGCAAGGTTCTGCACAAAGGAATCTTTTCCGGAAATTTGAATTCTCCATTATCCAGATCGGCTTTGATAACTACGCAATAAACACGTTCCCGGTTTTGCGGAATACCATAATCCTTGCTGTTTAGAACCTTCCAATAAACATTGTATCCGTAGCTTTCCAGTTCTTTGAGAAACAGATCAAATGTATATTTGAATTTGCTGCCAGTGATGTTTTTTACATTTTCATAAATGGCAAAACGAGGTTTCTTTTCTCTTAAAAATCGCAGCCACTCTGCAAGTAAGGACGATCTTGTTTTATCAATGTCCGTAGAGTTGCATACAGGGCATCTGTCACGTTTGGAATAATGTACTTCCAACGGATTGTAGGTATGACCACAATTTTTACAAGTCCATGCTGCCCCCCCCAAGTTTTCCGGCGATAGAAAAGTCCTGACAGGGAGAGCTGCCGAACATGGTATTGAAATCAGGAACTTTCGTTTCATCTGCTTTGGTAATATCTCCGATATTCAAAGCAGGATCAATCTCATGCACGGCGCAATAGCTTTCTGCGGCGTACTTGTCAAGTTCACAGAAAAGTGAAGTCTTAAAATTCATTCGCATCTCTCCAAAATATTTATTTTACTGATATGTTACCTTTTCAAAATCATAAATTTTGTAAATCAGATGATCTTTCTTTTTCTTTTTGTTATAGAAGGACTGCGTTTCTACCTCTCCAAGCTGAATTCTGTCTTTCACTTGCAGCTCCGGCAGCTTCTTTGCCGCTGTACCAAGAAGTCTGCAAAATCCGGAAAAATCCTGCCGAAAAGTTCCGTCTTTTCTCTTATAGCTGGTAGAAATTCGAATACACGGGTATCCCTTGTGATCCTGCTCGATTTCCCAGACAGTTGCCCATACGTTTTTTCTGAAGCCCATACTCAAACCTCTCCATTCTCGTTATCTTCAAAAGTAATTGCACCGCGATTATAGAGCCACCGCACAACTTCGCTTTCCAGATTCAGAATATCCTTCAGGAATTCGATCATCCCGGCGTCAAGCGCGGAATTATACTTGTCCAGACACTTCTTTCTTGCAATTGCCTTGCCTGTTTCAGCATCATAATCGTCATAACGGAAGTCACAACGCGCAACACCCTTGAACTTTTCCGAAAGCATCAGATCGGCTGCATGACTCCCAAACCAATCAAAGTTCAGATACTTACTGTACTTCTCTGTAAATCTGCTGATCAGATACAGCACATCACCGCTAACCGGATTTCCATTTGCACCAAGCAGCGCTACAGTAATACCATCCTCCGGTTTTTCAATATAAGACAGCTTCGAATTCGACATAATGATTGCTCCTTTACTTACTTTTTTAGTTTTTTATAAATTGATACAAATTCTCTGTTGCGATTGACCGAGAATTGTTATCCAAGGTTCGTTTGACCGGCTTTGACCAAATAGATTTCCATCCATCCGGAGCGGTCTGTTCTGATACGATGACAATATTGTTTTCCGACATTTTTTCTGCCCAGTCCCAAAAGGCAGTATAATCAAACGATTCCTGATAGCCGGTTGTTCCGTAATACGGAATATCACAATAAATCAAGCTGTTTGGCTGAAATTCTACCGCACGATAATCGGACACGTCGAACATTACATTTTGCAAAAGCGGAAGCTGCGTAAGGAAATTACGTTTGGCTTCTTCATAATAATTACGGACTGTCCCGATTTTTGTATGTACTGTTCCTGCTCTGCCACCGAAAAACTTTCCATTATAAGAGGCAAGAAACCCGATGGCTCCTATATACCAAGCCGGATAGTCCTTTGTTTGATTCTGATATGCCAGACGAACACAACAATATTCTTCTGCGGAAATTTCATCCGATAAATTCCTGACAAGTTCTCCATTCTGGAACAATACAATCAAATACGGATTTATGTCAAAACCATACCGATTAGAACAGGAAATTTTGTCAATTACGTTTGCCCCCCCACAAATGGCTCATAGTAAGTGACAATTTGATTATCATCAATGAGCTTTTGTAGAATGGGGACGATTTGCTTTGCAATGCGGCTTTTACTTCCAACGTATTTTATCGCCCTCACTCCTTGTTGTTTAATTTGATCCATTTCCCCAAATCCGCCAATGACTTGATTTGCTGATCAAAATCCTGATTTGTAAAGACTACAACTTCGCTTGGAAACGGAGCTGCGTCCTTCTGGTTAAATTTCAGTCTTCCTTTGACAAAACAGATATATTTCGCATTTGGAAAAATGTATTCATGCTGTGCTTTTGTATCTGTTCGAGCAGGGACAAGCATTACGGCAGTAATCCCGTTTTCTCTACTTTCACGACAGCATTTTTCAATCCAATCTTCCTGACCACTTTTGCCTTTCGTCTTACGAGAGTATGGAGGATTACAAAAAACTGTTTGCCCCCCCCCAGTTTCTCGCAAGACCATCATCCTGCTGCGTATAATACAGATCGCATTTGTGATTCGTATCATCCGCACATGGATCAAGCGTAAAATGGAATACGGAATTGAGTTTCTCAAAGAACGACTGAGGTGTAGACCAGTTATTATTTCCGGTACTAAACATGACTTCTGTATTCATAGCAACCTCTTTTCGTCCCTTACCTTTTTGTTATGTATTATTCATTACGGTCGCATAAAATAAATCACGCAGCGCAATGATATTCGTCGGATGATTCTCGTCGTTGGCAAGTTCCTTGACGAAACCATAAAACTGATTTTCCAGCGGCGTAAGCAGAGAACCCATATAACGGTACTGACCGCTGCGGAAAACAGACTGTGCAACAGAGCGCATATGCTTCCACAGCTTATAGTAATACAGCTTAACCTTTACCATAAAACCGGCGCTATCCTCGATTACAAAGCCTTCAATTTCCTTACCATCATGCAGATAGCCTTCTGCGGTTACTTCCATATACCAGCTATAGAAATCTGTCCAGTTGTCGATCTGCGCCGCCTTCTTTTTGACCTTAAACCCGAACTTTTCAAACTGTATCAGCTTGGAATAAGGCAGTTTTTCAAACTCCAGCTTATTCTTTACGACATCCAGCAGGAACAGCTCGGACTTATCGTACTTGATGATGTGCGGATCATTTTCCATATCAACACATTCAAATACAAATGTTACATTGTTATGCTTCATGTATTCTTTGAGTTCGTCCAGATTTCTGCCCACCTGATAGAACATAGAGCGCATATAGGCGGAAAACTCTCCCTGCGGATCAGATTTACTGGAGATAAAGAAATCGTCCGTATCCGGATTATAGGACACCATACCAAGAAAACCGTTTTCCTTTACATAAGCCGTTACGGGAAATTTCAGCTTATACTGAAGCATATCGAACTTGGTTTCCGGCAGTTCATTCACATTGAAGAACTTATCGTAAGAACGAGCGATAATTCTTCCGTTTTCCGTATTGATAAATAGTCCTCTTGCTTTGGTGGTCTGTTTATTCCACTTTTTATCGTAAAACGCCTGTCTGGTAAAATTAAAGGAGGAAATGT